AGATAACCTGTAGCATCTTGTAAGTCAAATGCAGGTGTCGCATCAGCCGTACCAAGACTTACGGCAACTCCTCCAAATGAAACAGTAGAAGAAGCAAGTTTAGAAACAGCTATAGATCCTGCAAGCTGAGCATTTGTAATTGTCCCTGTTAACGAAGACGCAGGATAATTAGTTGCATCTGTTAAATCAAAAGCAGGTGTCGCATCTGAAGCACCTAAAGCAACACTAACTCCTCCAAAACTTACGGAAGAGTTTGTTAATTTAGCATTAGCAATTGATCCTGCTAATTGTGCATTGGTGATAGTTCCAACAAGAGAAGAGG